TAAGAATCAGAAGCGTGATCGTTTGGCTGCTGAAAAAATAAACAAACTAACTGATAGGAGTTCAAATGGTTTGGGATTTACAGACGATAAAATATCTCAACAGCAATACCGATAAGGGTAAAACTGTTCAGGATATTTTAAATAATACTAAAGCACAAACTGAGAATGAAAATATTCAGGATGATCCAGAATTAATTTATTCTCAAAGTTTAGAAAGGGAACAAGAAAATGGATGAAGTAAGATTAAAAAATCTAAAAACACTTTTAAGTTGGTTAGATGAAGTAGGTAATAAACCTTCATTTACTGGTTTTTCAGATGATATTAAAGATGCAATAAAGGATCTTGAATATTTTGTTTTAGATGAGGAGGAGTTAGCTAAAGATGGGTAATACATTACTGACCTTGTTCGCTGGTATCGTATTAGGTTATTTTGCTTTCGCAATGACCTACGTTACCATAGGTTTTTGGTAATCCATTACCCTACAATTAGTATATATTATTTTTAAGCGGGATCAATTCCCGCTTTTATTGTTTTGGAATCAAGTTTAATTTCTTTTTTAACTCTATAATTTCTTGGCGTAAGTCAAAGTTATCATCAATTTTTTTTTCTAATTGGTCTACAGCAAAATCTCTTTCTGTTTTTAGTTTTTCATTCTCTGTAGTTAAATCTACTTTTAAAATCATAATATTTCTACAGACCTAGCAGTAAATTTTTTATGTTTAATTTTACCTTGTTTGTGTAAACCTATAATTAATCGGGCCACACCTGATTTAGATTTTAATCCTACAGCATCCATCATTTCATTATACGAAGGAGAAAACCCATTATCTGATATGAATCGGTCAATATATTTAAGTAGTTCTGATTGCCTTCTTGTCATTTTTTATATTTATTTCTAATATTAACTAATTTTAATTTTACATCCTCCAGATACACAGCCAAATCTAATGCTTCTTCAATGGCATTATCTAATCCTGTAATTAATCCTATGTTTGCATCAATCATTGTATTGCCATATTTTACAATTCCAGCATTGGACCTGTTGATCATGCGTTCACAAATTTTTTTAACTAATGGATCTTTGGCTATGTCATCCGGTATCTTCACTAAATTTTTAGCTGCTTCGTTTAAATCAATCATTTGTAAGACTTAATAATATCCATTTGTTTTGATTATTAACCTCTAAAAAAGTTTTTTTGCGTCTGAATTTATACAAACAAACAGCAGAAATTATTATTAATAAAATTATATATGTAATCATATTTTCCTTTTAGTTATGCTGCCGGTACACCTTTTATGTTTTTCAGGAGTAATATGAATTGGAATACCAGCAGCGTTACACACGGCGGTGTGTTAGAATGGCCTTTTAATTGATATGCTTGTATAGGGCGTATCTTTTGCAGATATTTTGGCCCAGCCAAGTAATTCAATTTTATCACCAGCTTTGAAATCACGATCCGCAATTACATAACCGCTGACATCGGCATCGTTCTTATCCGGTCTTTTATTATTTTGAAATAAAGCACCGTAACCTTCTTTATCTTCGTATGTTGAATCAGGCATGATTAGACATCCTTTCTTTTCTAAGTTGATAACTATCTTCTAAAAACTTGTACGCATCAGGGTGTGAACCCTCCATTGCTTTTATTGTCATAAAGTTTGTAGTTCTAGCTTGTTGAAGATGCGGCACATGTTTAGCTGCATCGTATTGTCCAATAATATTATTAAATAATTTTTTAACATTATCAGGCAAATTCTTTGTAATATCATCTACACTATTATTAGAAGCTTCTGGTTGTTTTGGTGTTGTTGTTTTTACAACTGGTTTTTCTATTTTAATGTTTGGTACATCTATCATTTCTTCAATGCTTGCGTACTCATCACCAGTTAAACCAAAGTTAGCAAGACAACGCCCAAGTGACACCGTTTCACCAAATTCTATTGCTTTAGCTTTTGATTTTAATACTGTTCTAGACCATCCAGACGATATAATTTTATCATTAACTTTAATTAATGTTTTAAATACTACGTGCGTATCATCAATTGATTTTAAATCTGTTAATACTTGAGCATCAGGAAAATGTTCCCTGAAAATACGTTGACGGTCTGCAACTTTTGCATAGTTTGCACCGCCTGATACTGTAATTGCTGTTTCCTCAAATTCTTTTTTAAATTGATCAATACAATTTTTATGTCGTTGATTGTAATCCATTAGTTTTCCTTTCCATAAAATAATTCTTTTCCTTGCTGATAAAAATCATCACCCACATCCCACATAAAATGTTTAAGATCTGGTTCAGCAATAAACTTAACTAAATCTTTTGGATTGGTGCTGTGTTGTAGAAGTGTCTGCCTTGCTCTTGCTGCAACTTTAAATTGATTAATACAATCGTTTAATGATTCATCAGAAAAATGTTCACAGTTATCTTTATTAAATATTGAATATGGTTTTCCTTTTTTCTTTGTTTCACGATCAAGTTTTCCATCTTCACAAGCGTAAACTAAATGTATTTTTTTACCTGTAGCTTTCCAATAAAAAGCACATTGTTTTAAATAGGTCCAAAATGCCCTGTCTGGTTTTTCTGTTGGTTTTGATTTGGCCCATGAATATGTGCCATCTTTTTTGGGCCTATTTTTTTTACGCCATTTTGTTTTTAGTTCTATAACATCTGTATATTGAAAATCTGTGCGCCCTAGTATGGGTACGTGAATACCATCTAATGTTACATGGACATATGTTTCAGAAGTAACTGATTTATCTTTTGGTAATTTTAATTCTTCTAGTGCTTCTATGCCTGACCAGAAGGTTGCTTCAAAAGCTTGGATGTTTTGCTCATGTAATTCTCTATCATCAGCACCATTACCAAGATAGGAAGCCATATCAGGTTCATATTTCACTTTACGCCCAAATAAGCCTATATTTAACGCTTCAGCGGGTTTTATTCCTTCTAGGTACACAAGGTTCAACGCATGCTGTAAACAGTTACCAGCGTGCATCCTAGAGTTAATTTTTAAAGATCTACGCTGTACTTGGTTCAAATATACGTATTTAAACAGCCAAATATCAATTGGTGCGTTTAATTGTGTTGGACTAAAATGATTTAACCCAATATCTAAATAATATTGAGGTATAAGATCAGGATCTTGACCTAATTCGACATACTTATTTGCTATGTCTTTTGTTTCTTTTTCTAACCATTTTTCTTGTCCTGTGGTTAGTTCAGGAACATTAGTGGTACTTTTCATGTTCACCTATAGAATATATAGTGAACATCTTTATCATATTAACCGTAGCGGTCAAGTATTAACACCAATGGTTTTTAATTAACTTTTAGAATGATTCTAAATTACTTAATTATTCATCCATATAGTGCCGCCAAAATGCTGGCAAAATTACTGAAGCAACAGGACTTATTTTTGTTATTGTTACATTTTCATAAACAATTTGTCCTGAATAACTTAATATCATAAAATTTTTTTTAGAAATTGGTTTTGGTATACCCATACAATATTGAGTTTTCTTTTTACCTTTAACTGTAAAATCAATAATTGATAATTGACCAAAAAGTCTTACATCTAAAAATTCTTTTTGATTATTCATCTTTTCATAAATTGCTAATGATCCGTGATATGATCCATCAACACCTCTAGATTCTAAGACTTTATAGCGTTCATGAAAAAATTCACGGGGTACACGTATAGATTTTACCTTTGTAACATCTTCTTCCCACTCAATATTACCTCTATCCTCTAAATTATAATATCCAGCAATATTTTTTTTAACTGGTGTAAATAATATTCCCGCTGGATCAGTACCCATTGATTCAGCGTAAGCTTCTGCTTCTTCAATACCAAACGCACGTTTACCATTTAGGTGACGTGATACTGTTACTGGTGATGTTGGTAGGTCAATATTTTTTTGTTGTGATATTTTTTCAAAATCAACAATGATTTTATCTGCTGTAACCTTAGAATGCTTTACAGCTTTCTTTAACCGTTCTGCTCTATTCATAACACTCATTCCTCCTTAATAGCTTAAAAAGCTATCAGTATCTAGATGGTTATACAAGTAATAATTTCAAGTATTTAAAAAAAAAGGTGGACAATATTTAACCATATAGGTTAATAACAGTAGCTAAATAAGCTAAATCAAGGATTTTTTTATGACTTTAAAACAATTAAAAGAATCGAAGAATTTAAGTTACGCAGAATTGGCGCAATTCTTAGGTTTTTCAGGTGCAAATCCAACAAGAGAAGTGCAGCGGTATTGTTTAGGTCGTATACCAAGACCGGAAACTATTAAAAAAATAGCACAAGTAACTAAAGGAAAAGTAGCCCCAAATGATTGGTACAGATAAATTAGTTTTAATAAAATGGATTGATGCCCGTGATGTTGGGGATGGTTTATGGCATAGCCGTGAAGAAGTAGAAAGTACAGCATCAGCTGATATGCAAAGTGTTGGCTGGATTATTCATGAAACAAATAATGAATATAAAATTTCTGCTGATGTTCCTCTTGATCCTGATGATGATGAAGTAGGCCGTTCTACTGTTATTCCTAAAGGCTGTGTAAAGGAGATAAAAGAACTATGAAGTGGGTTAAAAAAGGTGATTTTTATTATCAAGATTACAATTTGAATCAAAACCAAACTAAACAATTAATTGATTTATTACACGCAATAAATAAAATTGAACCTATTCCTGTTAATAAAAAATGGTCAAGATGGCATAATACAGATCCACAAAAAGTAGATAAAGCTTTTAAATTTTTATTGGTTATTATTGCGGAGAAACACCGATTAACACCGGAAATAATACAATCAAAAAAGAAATGTAAAGCAACAACATTAGCAAGAGCCGATTTTGCTCGTATTGCTTTTAATAAAATTATTAAAAATAAACAACTAATAGCACAGTATCTTGGCAGAGGTGGCGGTAATTTAAGTATGACTACCGCTTTTGATTATTGGACAGACAAACCAGTAACACGATTAACAAAAGAAATAGGCGTATTGTTTGATGGAAATCATATTAACTGAAAATGAATTGTTTCAGGCTGCCATTATAGGCATTCAACGCCGGTTAGAATCATTACGTAATTACCGTGTAGGTAAAGCGGGCCAGCCAGTAGATCAATTATGGCGTGATAATATTGAAGGTGCTTGCGGAGAAGCTGCTGTGTCAAAAGCATTAAATACGTTTTGGCTTGGGGAATGGGATGTTTTTAAAACACGCAAAGATGTTGCAAAGAAATATGAAGTACGTACTTCTGCTTATGCTTCGGCCCATTTAATATTATTTCCTGATGATTTTGATGATGCACCGTTTATTTTAGTAACGGGTTCAGCACCTAATTATAAAATGGCTGGTTGGTTGCTTGGTTCTGATGGAAAAAAGAATCAATATTGGGGAACAAGGGCCGGCAGATCAAGTTACTGGATACCGCAAACAAATTTACATAGCATGAAGGATTTACTCGATGCTGCTTAAATGGAAGCTTCAGCTTGAAATTAGCCGTGATAAAAAATTATCTGATGGTGCTAGACGTGTAGCTATGGAGTTATTGAATTGTTTAAATCTACAAACTAAACAATGTAATCCTAGTTATAATTACCTTGCTCGCAAATCGGGGTTGTGTGTCAGGAGTGTAAAGTATGGCATGAAACAATTGATTGCGCACAGGTATGTTGTCATCATGTTAAAGAGCCATCAAGGGTTATCAAATTGGTATGGATTTAACTTTAACCTAGTGCAAGATGATGCATCAAGGGGTGCAAAATCACGTCAAAAGGTAGTGCATGAGATTGCACCCAAAACTATTAAAGAAACTATTAAAGAAACACCGAAAGAATTTAAGAATGAAAAGGTAAAAAGTTTAGTAGGATTTGCTAGTAAGATGATGTCTGTTGATAGGTCAGGAAGGACTTCATACAGAGATACAGTTCAGGGTAAAAAGTCTAAAAAAGGTTCGCTAGAATATGCTGTGGAGTACATGGGTAGAAATTGGTCCAAACATTATTCACGGGAATACTGGGGTGATTTACAAGGGTATTTATTATCTGATAACCCACAACAGGTTGAGTGGGCTTTAAAAGAATGTAATCAAAGGATTTATGGCAGAAGTTACGCCTAAAGATTTAATGGTGGCATTTCAATCTGCTGCACGTACTGATCGTAAACTTCCGCATTGGATGAAGAAGCAAAGTGTAACAGCATGGTTTGATGTTAATACATTACAGGATGCTAAATTAGCCTATGGATATCATGATGCAGAATATACAGTTCGTTTAAGTACAAGTGCTGTAAGCTTATGGGAATTATGTATCTACTTGTTTCTGTTAATGCCTGATGTTGATATGCGTAGATTAGTTTGGGCAAGAGCAAATAATTTTGGTTGGAAAGAACTATCAAGACGTTTTGGTTATCATCGTTCAACAGTTTATAAAAAGTATTTATTGTCTTTGTACTTGCTGTGTGATGATCTTGATAAAGAAAAAAATAAAAAGACTAGACAAAAACTACAACAATTACTAAATATATGATTATAATTGCTGGCCTTTCGTTTGTTTATTATGGTTGGTAGACCTTTAAAGAAAATTCCTTGTGGTGCTAGAAGAAAGTATGATGGCAATCCTTGTCAAGCTAAAGCATTGTTTAATGGTAGATGTAAACTACATGGTGGCATGTCTAGAGGACAAACAACGATAGAAGGTAAACGTAAAGCATTAAGTAATTTAAAGTATTTTAAGAACAATCCTGAAGCATTGGACAAGTACATAGATGAAAAGATCCGAACAGATTATTGATAAGATTGTTGAGCAACTACAACTTGGTGAACCATTATCAAGGATATGTAGGCACAAAGATATGCCTAGTTCAACATCATTTAATAACTGGACAAGGAAGGACATGAAGCTTGCTGAACGTGTGTTAACAGCACGTAAGGAAGGTGCAATGGCTTGGTATGATAAATCAATTGAGTTGATTGAGAATCCTGAACCAACACAAATGCAAGTAGTTCGTGAACAATTGGCTCATATCAGATGGATGTGTAAGTCAATGATACCAAGTCTGTTTAGTGAAAAGCTACAACAAGAAGTGAAGCAAGATACGACAATTAAGATTGAGTTCAGTAATGATATATCTGATCCCTTAACTGTTATTGATCATGATGATGGATTGGATAAGATAGGTAAATAGTTACTTATTATGGCCGGCGCATTGCCAGCCTTGCGGGCGCATTATGAGGTTCTTTGATCCTACATCTTGTGGTTAGTGTGTACATACTGTGTATCACCCCCAGTTTTTGTTTGTTTTCTGCGGTTTCCGTCAGGTTCATGATCTGACTACTACAGATATCTGCCATTTTCTGCCGCTATATATAGATTAAGTGTTTTAAAGGTATACCCCATATATAGTGGTACTCAGGCCCTATACCCCCAAAATATAGTGGGCGAGTGGTATATCGTTTAAGCATGGGATTAATGGAGCCACATGGACATAGTTAGTAAAACATTACAAATAACAGAAGAATTAAGCTGTATTATTTCTTATGATACAAAACAAAGAATTGTCTGGTCTACATTTACAGGATTAAAAAATGACCATGAAGTTAAGAAGTGGGCCGGTATATTATTAGAACAAACACAAAATGACATTGGTCTTTTTAAAGACTTAATAGAAAACCCAATTAATTAGATGCCAGTAATAAAAATACCTTACCATCCACGTAAGGAACAAATAGAAATACATAAGGCACTAGATACCAATAGGTTTGTCGTTATTTCAATGCACAGGCGTGGAGGTAAGACCATAGCGGCTCTAGTACACTTAATCAGGGAAGCACTACGGTCTACAGATAAAATGGCCCGTATGGCTTTTATTAGTCCAACACAAATACAGGCCCGTAGGGTAGCGTGGGATTATTTAAAAAACTTTTGTAAAGATATACCGTATGCAAAATTTAATGAAACGGAGTTATCAGTAACCTTTGCACATGGGCCAAGAATTATGCTGCTGTCTGGTGAATCACCGGATGCCTTGAGGGGTTTAGCATTATCTTTTGTTGTCATTGATGAAACAGCACAACAATCAGATCAATTGTTTGGAACAATTATTAGACCGGCCATTGCAGATAAAAAAGGAAAAGTTTTATTTATATCAACACCGAAGGGTATGTCGTATTTCCATGAAGTATATGAACATGCAAGAATAACAGACGGCTGGTTTTGTAAAACATATAAGAGTTCTGAAACAGGAATATTAGATAAAAAAGAATTAGAAGATGCCCGTGCTTCCATGTCGGAAGATGCGTTCATGCAAGAATTTGAATGTTCTTGGGATGCGAACGCTGGTGGATCTGTCTACGGCCCATTAGTAAATGTGCTATCAGATAAAAATAGAATTACTAGAGTACCATATGATCCTAGTGTTAAAGTAAACATTGCGGTAGATTTAGGCTTTCATGATTATACCAGTATAATTTGGTTTCAAAAGATTGGTAGATCTGTATCTATTATTGATTGTTATGAAGCGAACGGAGAACCGCTAGATCATTATGTTAGGATTATAGAAGAAAAAGATTATTTCTACGAAAAAAACGGAATGTTCTTTCCTCATGATTTGGAAGTAAAAGAATTATCTACCGGTGTTAGTAGAAAAGAATATTTATATCAGCTTGGTATACGGGCAACGGTTATTCCGAAGATGCCGCTAGAAGATGGGATTGAATCGCTAAAGATGCTTCTTCCTCGCTGTTATATAGATGCTGATAACTGTCAACCATTGTTAAATGCGTTACGACAATATCACCGTGCATGGGATGAACGTGCAAGAAGATATCGGGATAAGCCCGTACATGATTGGTCAAGTCATATGTGTGATGCTGCACGTATAATGGCACAATCAATTAATAGAAACACCGAACAAATAGAAGCACCACAACAAATGGCGCAAGATGTTTACAACCCGTTTGATAAAAACAAACAAACAATAGGAATACGATAATGGGATTTTTAAAACCACCACCAATGCCAGCGCCGCCGCCAGCGGTAAAGCCATTGCCTGAAATGCCTGATCCAACAATAGAAGAAAACGAAGCAGCACAGGCAGCAATGGAAGAAGAAAAGAAAGTAGCAAAAAAGAAAAAAGGTAATGCGTCTACTATTCTAACATCACAACAAGGATTAATAGAAGATGCTAATATTGTTAGACCATCATTGTTGAGTTAATTATGAGCGGCGTTATTAAAAAATTTATTCCTAAAACAATAGATGAAAAATATCCTAAATTAAAAACAGCAGTACCTACTGAACCGGTATTAAAAGAACCAATAAAAAAACCAGTAAGTATAAAACCAATGGAAGAAGTTACAGCAACACAAGGACCGTCAACTACAGAAGTAGACATGGCTTCTGGTATGGATGGCATAGCAGATAGTTTAGAACGTAAAAAAAAAGGTAGATCAAAAACAATATTAACTGGATCACAAGGACTAGGTGATAAAGCAAATACTGTTGCGCCTACCTTGTTAGGATAATTATGAGTGCTACAACAAGTACAGCTAGTAAAGATAGAAATGAAAGACGACAAGAATCTAATAGAAATACAGCAACAGAAATAAAAACTGTTGTTAAAAAAAAATTAGGTTTAGGTCTTGGTGGTAAAGCTAACAACCTTAAAGGAAAAGACCAAGATTTTTACGGAAGGGAAGCTTCTGAAGAAACAAATAAAGAAATGGTAAATAGAGGTTTACTATCATACAATAAAGATACAGGTGGATACACAAACGTAGTAAACAACGTCATTAAGTCTGATTCTAATGCTATTAAGTATGGTGCATCTAATAGCGCAATGGGTAGTGGTGATCCAACTGGTGCAATGACAAGTATTCCTATTTCTAGCAAAATGTTAGAATCACAAAACAGAACAAAAGCATTAATATTAGGTGGCTTATCTTTTGCTGCACCATCAATAGTAGGAGTTCCAATGAGAATTGCAGCCGGTGAAGCGGGGGCAAATTTAGCAAATCCAGAAGCTGCCTACGCAGATTATCAAAGTGGTTTCCAAGCAAAACAAGCTGGTAAAACATATAAAAAGAAAAGAAATGTACAAGGACTTGTTGGGCAAACAATTAGTAACGCTGTTAACATTATAACAGGAAAGAAAAAAATTACTGGTAAGTCAAAAGCTGGTGGAACAATTTTAAGCAGTAATAATGAAGAAGGGTTAGGAAACTAAATGGAACGACAAACAGAAAAACAGCGATGTGCTAGACTAATAGATCGTAAGCATAAGCTGATTGCAGAACGGGAAACATGGGAAGAACATTGGCAAGATGTTGCAGACTATGTTTTACCACGAAAAGCTGACATAGAAAAAACTAGGACAAAAGGCGACAAGCGAACAGAATTAATATTTGATGCAACCGCTATACATGCTCTTGAGTTATTGTCAGCTTCATTACATGGTATGTTAACAAATAGTGCAAGTGCGTGGTTTGCATTAGCATACAAAGATAATTTTTTAGATACAGATGATACAAGTAAAGAGTGGTTAGAATCCGCACAAGAATCAATGTACGTGGCTTTCTCACGTTCAAATTTTCAACAAGAAATACATGAATTTTATTATGACTTAGCAAGTTTTGGTACAGCTTGTATGTTTGTTGAAAGTGATCCGGATAATGTCATGCGTTTTTCAACAAGGTACGTAAAAGAATTTTGTGTATCAGAAAATGCAAAAGGCATTGTTGACACCGTATACCGTGAATTAAAAATGTCAGCACGTCAATGTATTGAAAAATTTGGTGAAGATAAAGTAAGTCAACGTGTGTTACGAATGATGGAAAAAGATCCATACGAAGAAGTAAAAATAATGCACGTTGTTATGCCACGTAGTGATAGAGATTACACAAAAAAAGATTCTATCAATAAACCATTTGCTTCTATCTACTGTGATATAGAAGATAAAAAAATATTAAGTGAAAGCGGATATGACGAATTTCCGTTTATGGTAAGCCGGTGGTTAAAAGCTTCTAATGAAGTTTATGGCCGTTCCCCAGCTATGACCGCATTACCAGATATTAAGATGTTAAATAAAATGTCTGAAACAAGTATTCGTGCGGTACAAAAACAAGTTGATCCTCCGCTACTTGTTCCGGATGATGGTTTTATTTTACCAATACGTACTGTTCCTAGTGGACTAAACTTTTACCGTGCTGGATCTAGAGATCGTATTGAACCATTAGTTACAGGCGCTAATACAATGTTGGGCCTGAACTATGAAGAACAAAGACGTGAAGCAATACGTCAAGCATTTTATGTTGATCAATTAATATTAACACAAAATCAAAACATGACCGCTACAGAAGTTGTGCAACGTAATGAAGAAAAAATGCGATTGCTTGCACCGGTTCTTGGTAGATTACAATCTGAATTATTACAACCGCTTATAACTAGAGTGTTTAATATTATGTTGCGTGAAGGACAACTACCAGAAGCGCCACCAATATTACAAGGTCAACCAATTGAGATTGAATATGTATCACCATTAGCAAGGGCGCAACGTCAAAGTGAATTACAATCTATTTTACGTTCACTTGAAATTGCAATGCCATTAGCAGAAACAACAAACATTATGGATCATTACGATATGGATCAATTAATGAAACATGCTGCTAATATTTTAGGTGTACCTTCTAAAGTGTTGAGATCAAGTCAAGAAGTAGCAAACATGCGCCAAGAACGACAAGAGCAACAACAACAAGCAGCAGAAATGCAAGAAGCACAACAAATGAGTGAAGTAGCTAAAAATGCTGCGCCAATGATTAAGGCGGTAGAATGACACCTGAACAAGTAGGTGAATTACGAAAATATTATCAAATAACTTTTGGATCAGAAGAAGGGAAACAAGTTATTAAAGATTTAGAATTGCGTTGTCATTTTTTAGCGACAACACATACGAAGGGTGATGTTAATGAAACAGCATTCTTAGAAGGACAAAGGTCTGTTCTTTTATTTATCAAGGGGATGTTAAAAGAACCAAATAAACAAATACAAAAAGAAATGAAGGAAAACAATGGCTGAAGAATTACAGGCAACTCAATCGGAAACGGCAACTGAATCTGCGCAACCGACAGCAACGGAAGCACCACAAACTTTTGTTGATACATTAGATGAATCAATACGTGGTGAACCATCATTAAAAAATTTTAACGATGCAAACACATTAGCAAAATCTTATTTGTCAGCACAACGAATGATTGGCTTAGATAAAATTGCTATACCAAATCAAAATTCAACACAGGAAGAATGGAATGCAGCTTACAATAGTTTAGGTAGACCATCTACTCCAGAAGAATATGGATTAAATTATTCTTCAGAAAATGAAAATGATATAGCACAAGTAAAAGAGTTTGGTAACGTGGCCCACACACTAGGGTTAAATGCAAATCAAGCTAAAGGCATTTTAGATTTTTATTCTAATATGCAAAATCAATCAGTAGAAAGTTTGTCTGCAAATCAAGAAGTATTAAAACAACAAACAGAAACTGAATTACGAAAAGAATTTGGAATGGCTTATGATCAAAAAATAAATAAAGCTTCACAAGCAGCTAGAACTTTTGCTAATGAAGAAATATTTAATTTGCCATTACAAGATGGAAGATTGCTAGGTGATCATCCTGAGATAGTAAAAGCTTTTGTAAAGATAGCAGAATCTATGTCAGAAGATAATTTAGTCGGCGAAACACAAGGTGCTTTAACACCAAACGAAGCACAAAAAGAAATTGGCGAATTAATGAAAGAAGGAAGTCCGTACTGGAATGCGGCACATCCTGATCATAAAAAATTCGTTAATGATGTTTTTGCTTTACGTCAAATGGTAACACCAGAAGCGTAACGTAAAAAAAAAATTTCAAGCAACTGCGCAAGCAATTTGAATTGACAGTAGGAATAAGACTACCGCTGATCAAGCGTTAATGAAGGTAAATCTACATTGTAGGCAACTTATCGAAACTTTTAACTTTGACAACTATAGGAGATAATATGTCAAATCAAATAACTACAGCTTTTGTACAACAGTATTCAAACAATGTACAAATGCTATCACAACAAATGGGTAGCCGTTTGCGTGAAGCTGTGGATGTTGAAAGTGTAACAGGCAAAAATGCTTATTTCGATCAAGTAGGTTCAACTACTGCACAATTGAGAACAAGCAGACACGCTTCTACACCTCAAGTAGACACACCACATTCTCGTAGACGTGTTAGTCTAGCTACTTACGAGTGGGCGGATCTTATTGATGACGCTGACAAAGTAAGAATGCTGATTGATCCTACTTCTTCTTATTCCAAAGCAGCAGCTGCGGCAATGGGTAGAGCAATGGATGATGTAATAGTTACTGCATTAGGTGGTAATTCATTCTCAGGGGAAACAGGTTCAACAACTGTTGCCCTTCCTTCAACTCAAAAATTTGCAACATCAAACCAATCAGATGGTTTAACTGTAGCTAAACTTCTTGATGCGAAGAAAAAAATGGATTTGAAAGATGTTGATCCAAGCATAGCAAGATACATTGTATGTGGCGCACAACAAATTTCAGATTTATTAAACACAACTGAAGTGAAATCATCTGACTTCAATACAGTTAAAGCGCTAGCTCAGGGTCAAGTAGATTCTTTTTTAGGTTTTAAATTTATTATGTCTAACAGATTAAGCTTTGATGCAACTAATACGGATGACAGACTAATTTTTGCTTTCACTAAAGATGCGGTTAAACTCGCAATCGGTAGTGATATAGGTTCTAAAATTTCTGAACGTGCGGATAAATCATATAGTACACAAGTGTATTTTTCTATGGATATCGGCGCAGTAAGAATGGAAGAAGAAAAAGTAGTTCAAATTCCGTGTAACGAATAGGAGGGTTAGGATATGGCTAGTGTAAAAAGTGTTGCAATAACAAATCTTGATTCAGTTCCAAGCGTAATGGGTGATGGAGGAAACTTATCACCAATGATGGTTTGGCACGATACCTATGAAGCTTCTTCTTTAGCAAGTGGCTCTGACATCACAATCGCAAAAGTACCGGCTGGTGCAACAATTCATGATGTAATCTTGAAGTGTGACGCACTTGGTGGTTCATCTACTTTAAAAGTGGGTGATGCGGGTGATGATGACAGATACCTTGCTGCTGTAGGCACATGGAATGCGGCTGGGCAAGTTCAATCTATGCTTGGTGGATCTACTGCTGCAAATACCGCAGTAGCTGGATTAGGTTACAAAGTAGAAGATGCTACAAATATAAAAATTACAACTGGTGGCGCAACCATTAGTGGTAGTATTTATTGCTGGGTATACTACACAAAATAAATAACTTGGGGGGGATCATTCCCCCCTTTTTTTTTACAAAGGAAAAATAATGGCTAAAAATAGTTTGTACGGCAATATTAACAAACGCAAAAAAGCGGGATCGAGTAGACCTAAATCTAAATCAACAATTAGTTCTAAAGCATATGCCAATATGAAGGCTGGCTTTCCCAAAAAGAAAAAAACAATAATAGGTTAACATGGCTTCAATAGTAGAAATTTGTAATTCAGGATTAAGTATGCTTGGTGCAAGCACCATTGCGTCTTTAACTGAAGATTCAAAAAATGCACGATTGTGCAACCAACGGTTTGAACCGGTACGTGATGCAGTATTTCGTAATCATTCATGGAATTGTTTAATGAAGCGTGCTTCTATTGCAGCAGATTCAACAGCACCAACTTGGGGATGGACAAAAGCATATACGTTACCGTCTGATTGTTTGCGTGTAATGAAATTAGAAAGTGATGATCCTGTTCTTAGTTCTGAAATAGAACATAAATTAGAAGGTAGAAAAATTGTAACCAATGAAGGTTCACCATTAAAAATATTATACATAGCAAGAATAACAGATCCCAATGAATATGATGTGTTATTACAAGAAGTTTTAGCAACAAGATTAGCAGCAGAATTAGCGTATGCAATTACTGCGTCTACATCATTGTCGCAAATTATGATGGCAGCGTATCAAGATAAATTGCGTGAAGCAAGACATGCAGATGCAACCGAAGGATACTTTGATCAAATAGAAGCCAATACATTTATAAACAGTAGGTATTAAAACATGGCAAGAGTATCTTTTGCTTTTAGTAATTTTACGGCTGGTGAATTATCACCACGTCTTGATGGTAGAACAGACATTAATAAATATTTTAATGGCACAAAAACGATGGAAAATTTAGTTATCCATCCTCATGGTTCAGCAAGTAGACGTAGTGGCACAAAATTTGTTGCTGAAGTAAATACTAGTTCAGCAAGTACACGTATTATTCCGTTTGAGTTTTCAACAACGCAAACATATATTTTAGAATTAGGTAATCAGTATATGCGCTTTTATAAAGATGGCGGATATATTACCGAAGCTAATAAAACTATTACGGGTGCAACACAAGCTAACCCATGTGTTATTACTTCTAATAGTCATGGATATTCTAACGGGGATGAAGTGTATATTGCTTCTGTTGTTGGAATGACAGAATTAAATAATAAAAGATATTTAGTAAAAAATAAATCAACAAATACTTTTGAATTAACAGATATAGACGGCAACAATATTAATAGTTCTTCTTTTACAGCTTATAGTTCTGCTGGTACGGCTGCAAGAATTTATGAAATAGCAACACCGTATGAAACGGCAAATATTTTTGATGTTACTTTTGCACAAAGTGCGGACACAATGTACTTGGCTCATCCATCATATTCTATACGTAAATTAACACGTACAGGGCATACGTCATGGACATTAGCTGCACCAACTTTTACAGAAACATCTAGTACCGTTATTTCTACATCAAATAATTATCCATCAACGGTAACATTTTTTGAAGAACGATTAGTTTTTGCGGGATCAAATAATAACCCACAAACAATTTGGTTTTCTAAATCTGGTGATTATGAAAATTTAACTGTTGGTACAGATGCCGATCATGCAATGATATATACCATAGCATCAAACCAAGTTAATGCTATTCGGTATATGTCATCACAGCGTTCATTAATTTTAGGAACAACTGGTGGCGAATTTATTGTAACAGCTTCAGGATCTTCTGAACCATTAACACCAACAAATATACAAATAAAAAAACAAGCTAATTACGGCACATCAAAAATACAACCGGCACAAGTTGGAAACGTAACTTTGTTTTTACAAAGGGCCAAAAGAAAAGTTAGAGAATTAACATATAACTATGATTCAGATTCTTATGTTGCGCCTGATTTAACTATATTAGCTGAACACATAACAGATAGTGGTATTAAAGAAATGTCTTATCAACAAGAACCGCACGGTATTTTATGGTGTGTTCGTAATGATGGCCAGTTATGTGGTTTAACATATCAACGTACAGAAAATGTTATTGGATGGCATAGACATATTATTGGTGGTTACGCTGATAGTGGTAAAACAATTATTCAACATGCAAAAAGTTTTACGTCTAATGCATCAAATGTATCTGTTGGTAGTGATACAATAACTATATCATCACACGGTTATTCTACTGGTGATGCTGTTTATTATTATGCCGGATCTAATGTTATTGGTGGTTTGAGTAATGAAAAATTATATTATGTTATTGCGACAAACAGTAATACAATTAAATTAGCAACAACAGCGGCAAATGCTACAGCTGGCACAGCTATTGATTTATATTCTGCACCGTCAACTAATACAACGCAATATATTTATAAAGGTGTAAATATTTATAATAATATTTTGTATTCTGCATCACATGGTTTTTCTACAGGTGATTACATTTATTATAATAATACAGGTACATCTATTGGTGGTTTAACAGACAAACAAAAATACTATATTTTAAAAATTGATAACGATCAGTTTAAATTATCAACGACAAATGATTTTTCTAGTTATGTTAATTTATTGTCTGCTCATACAACTGCACAAACAGATAAAATTTTAGTAGATGCTAAAGTAGAAAGTATTGCAACAATACCAACAGAAAGTAATGAGTATCAAACTTTTATTGTTGTTCAACGATATATAAATGGTGTTACTAGACGCTTTATAGAATTTTTTAATAATTATGATTTTGGTGATGATGTATCTGATGCTTTCTATGTTGATTCCGGCCTTACATATTCTGGTGGAGCAACAACAAGTATATCTGGTTTAGATCATTTAGAAGGTGAAACAGTAGCAATATTAGCTGATGGAGGTACACATCCTAATAAAACTGTATCGAGTGGTTCTATAACATTAGATCGTTCATCAAAAAGTGTTCATATAGGTTTACCGTATACATCTATTTTACAAACTATGCGTATTGAAGCGGGTGCTGAAGATGGTGTAGCGCAAGGTAAAACAAAACGTATTCATGATGTAACATTACGTTTATTAGATACGGTAGGTGTTGAAGTCGGTGGAAGTTTAACAGACATGGAAAATATTCCGTTTCGTTCTAGTTCGTTTCCATTAACTGTATCTATCCCGTTATTTACGGGTGATAAAGATGCAGAATTTAGAAGTGATTACGATAAAGATGGATTTATTTTTTTACGACAAGCTGATCCATTACCATTAACTATTGTTTCTGTTTTTGCTAGGTTAAATACATTTGATGCTTAAACTTATTCCTTTTGAATCAATTCATGCGCAAGTGTTAGTTACAGGTATTATGAATAATAATATTTTAAAACTTGCTGAAAAACATCAACACTTATTAAACAGTTTAGAAGAAAAAAATAAAAGTTTTACCGCTGTTACAGATGAAGGTATTGTTTGTAGTGGTGGTATTGTTCCTGTGTGGGAAGGTGTTTACGAAGGATGGGTGCTAGGTAGCAACTTAATGAATAAACATAAATTATCTTCAGCCCGTGTTATTAAATGGGGTTTAGATAAATTAATTTATGAAAATAAAATGAATAGATTACAAACTGCGGTACTAAAAGATTTTTCTGTTGGTCATCAATTTGCTAAATGGCTTGGTTTAGAAAATGAAGGGTTAATGAAACAATATGGTGTAGACAAAAAGGACTACTACCGATTTGCAAGGATATTTTAATGGAAGCAATACTAATAGCAAGTACAGCTGTTGCTGTAGCTAGTTCAATTAAAGCGGGTAAGACCGCTGAAGCTGCTGGTAAATTTAATGGCACAATACAAGATCGTAATTCGGAGATTGCATTAAAAGAAGCAGAAAACGAAGATAATAAATTAAAATTTAACTTAGCACGTTTTGATGATCGCTTTGAAGATTTACAAGCGCAAACAAGAGTAGCGTATAATGTATCTGGTGTACAAACAGACCGTGTTGGCGAAACACCATTATTAGTATTAATGGAAAATGCTGGTGAAGCAGAATTAGAAAAAGAATTTATGACATACAATTCACAGATTGCTAAAGAACAAAAAGAAGAAGAAAGTATTTTATATTCTATGCAAGCTAACTTAGCACGAATGGAAGGTAAGTCTGTTGCTTCTGGTTACTATGCACAAGCGGGCCAAAGTTTACTAAGTGGTGGTAGTTCGTACTATGCAACAACTCAAGGAATGAATGTGTAATGGCTAAAATACCAGTATATAAATCAAAAGGTGATGTAACAAGTGAATTAGGAAATATTAAATCTAATTTAAAAATTAATCCTAATACAGCTGCTGCGCCATTTGCAGCTATGGCTAATTTAGCGGGTAGTGTTCAAAATGTATCGGCAAAATTTTATGCAGCAGAAACTGAAATAAAAAGAAACAATGCTTTAGTTGGTGCAGAAAGTAAATCAGAAAGTGGTTTATTAGATTTACAAACAAAAGCAGAAAACGAATATTCTTATGATGATGGATTACAAAAATTTGTTTCCCAAGCAGATTTACTAAAAACAAGCATACTTAATAGTATTTCTGATCCTGTTGTAAAAAGACGTTTTATTAATTCTTTTAATAAATCTGTACAATCAAAATCAATTAGCATTAAAAATGAAAACCGTGTTCGCATGATAGAAGATTATAAAGCGAAAGACATTGATCAAACAGAAAATTTAATTAATCAAATTACTAAAGGTAAAAATTCTTTTGAAATAGAAACTGCTAAAATAGCATTATTTGGTAATGATAAAATTGCGGGTATTTTTGAAGCCGGTGTTGGTCTTGGTATTTATGATGCAGATAAAGCAGCTAAATTAGAATTAGCAGCAAAACAACGTATTGATAAAATTAATGCCACACAAGATATTTTAGCTGATCCAATTAAAGCTAAATCACAATTGTATGATGATGTATCTTATCCAAACTTAAAAGAAGAAGTACGTTTATCTTTAATTGAAAAAGCGGATAGAAAAATTGAAGGTGATATTGCAGAATACAATAGATCAGAATCTAAAAAAGAAAAGCAAATAGAAAAAGATTTAAAAAAACAGCAATTAGTTAATTACACAAATTTAATGACACGTATTGCGGAATATGAAAATAATCCAAGTGAAGAAACATTTAATAGATTACCGACAATACAAGATTTAGAAACATCAATGGGTATTGATAGACGAGGATTAACAGAAAGCCAATATGATAAAATTTTGGCAAAAGTTACGGATAAAGATATTGATGAAAATAATCCGGCAACATTAGTTGATATTACTGATCGAATATTAAATGCAACATCAGATGATGAATTAGATGCTATTGCCGATGAATTACAAAATGATGCTTTTATTTTTCAAAAATTAACAGCAGAAACTATTGCACAAAAATTAAGTTTAATTAATACGAAAAAAAGTAAGAGTAAAGATTTTGTACGTTATGATAATTCACGTAAACGATTACAAAAAATTGTTGATAAATCAGGAAATATTTTAGCTAAGTTTGATCCAACGTGGAATGCTAGAGCCGGTGCAGCATTAGAAGAATTTGATCGTTTGTATATGCAAGGGTTTACTGATTTTGAAGCAATGACCGTAGACATATTAACACGTACACTAACAATTGGTTCAGGTGATTTTGCTGTTAACATGGGTATATTTACAACACCGGTGTGGGGTGTAAAAGGTAAAGTCGCAAAAGATTATACCATGCAAGATATTAAAGATGCTAAAGAAGCAACAAAAGTAGCAGCTTCATTAGGATCATCTTATTTAGGAAAAGATTATACTAATGAAATGGCAATTGCAGAATTAGAAAAATTAAATGCAATGGAAGCTATGTTGCAAGCTATACAATTAGTTGATGAAATGAATAAAGATAGTCAAGTGCCAACAGGTGATGATGCTAATGATTCTAAAAATAAAACTAACTCTATGTTTAATTGGTTTGATGGTAACGATGATGACAAATCAGATAGTGAAAAATTAGAAGATATACAGAATAGGTAAATTATGGAATTAAATAACAATACAATTTTTGATCAAAATAATCAAACAGCTGATACTAATGAAAATGTTGTTAGTATGGAAAATGAAAATTGGTATGATCAATTGTATAGTATTACAGCTACAAAAGATGCTGAAGTTAATAATCCCGCTAAAAAAGAATTAGACGAATATCAAAGTATTCAAGCATTAAAAAATTCTGAAAAATTATTAGAAGAAATAAAACAACAACAACCACCTACCGAAGAAGAAAACACCAAAGGATTTTTAGATTACGGTAAAACTGTTGTAGATACTTTTGATAGTATTTTTAGTTTTGGTGGAGCAAAAGATCAAGGCATGATGCTATCTTTATATGAAGGCGGCGTAATGGCTGGTGATATAACAGAACAATTATTTGATTATCGCATTGGTCCTAAAAGAGAAAACCTAGATGCTTTTCGTGCAATGCTTGATGAAGGTAACAAACAAATGTTAGAAAACAGCGAAGCTAGTCCAACAGCATTTGCTATATCAAAAGAATTATCAGGTATTATTGGTACAGGTGTACCAGCTTATAATGTAATAATGAAAGCGCCGTACTTTGCACAAAAGTTTGGCAAGATGGCAAAACCAATAGCAATGATTATGGCGGAAGCTGTAGGTGCTAGTTTTGGTATAAATCCAAAAGATCCAAACTTAGGTAATATTGCTGCTGAGTTTTTAGATGATGGTAAAATAAAAACTATAGCAGAAATGATTGCTATACCACCACCAGAAGATGGTGCAGATTATGAAACTAGAGAAATATATCGTAACAAATTATTAAACATGGCTGAAATAGCCGGTATTGGTGCAAGTTTTGAAGTATTATTTCCAGCAATAAAAGCAGCGGTAAAATATAAAAAATTTGCTGCTACTACTGCTGCTGGTGCAACTGTAGGTGTTGCAGATGATGCAGAAGCAAAAGCAAAATCATTTAAAGAGTTATTATCTTTTTTTGATAACAGTAAAACAGAAGGTGTATTGAAAGAACCACGTCTTGATGTTGATGATACAGTAATGGCGGCTAATAAATTTCCTAACATGAGGGAATGGTACAAAGTACACAAACCAATTGTTGATGAAATATTTGGACAAGACGCACAACTGTTTGAAGATTTATTATCTATTACTTCACAACGTGCAGAAGTCGGTGGTCAAAATATTGATAATGCAATGGCTGCGTATAAAGCTATTAAAAACGGTACACCAATAGATGATCTTCCTATGCTTGATGGCATAAAAGAAAATTTAAAAAGATATCTTAATGATCCAAATGCTAAACCAGCTAAAGCTACATTACGTCAAACAGATGGAAGTTTACCAAGTGGTATAGCATTAGGTGAAACAGCTTATCTTGGTGGAAATAAAATTCCTAATTTTATGGAAGCAATGCGTGGTTTAGATACTGTTGTTGTTGATAGCCATATGGCCCAAATATTTTTTAATACGTCATCACCAACAAAAGGACAAATACGACAAATAAGAACAACTATTAATGAAGCTGGTAAAAAATTAGGATGGACAAATGCTGAAACACAAGCAGCAGTATGGGCATTAAATTTTGTTCGACAAGGGGCAGATATTAATGATATAGACAGTTATGCAAAAGCAATTAAAAGAAGAAGGGAAGAAATTGAAAGCTTCGTCAAACAAGTTAACCCCGACCAAAGCGTTGGATCTAGCGGAACAACTAGTAGCAGAACTCAACCCGAACAAGAACAATGGGGTGATACAATCAGAGGTGAAGGAACAGACACAATCAAAGTTGACCAAACTTTCGCCGGAACAGGAAATGAAACTCAAACTTTCTTTTCTTCTGTAACTAAAGGTGATGCTGGCGCATCAGAAATACCATACAAACCAGTTTTACAATTAGATAATATACAAGGTTACGTTGATTCACGTTCTGCGCATCGTGGTAATTTTGATGATCATATAGCAAAAAGTATACCAACATATGATGATGTACAAAATGTTGTTGGTGCAGCTATTGCTAAAACATATAAAAATGCTGACGTATTAGATATTGGTGCATCCGAAGGTTCATGGGGTAAAGCTATTACTGAAGAATCAAATGGTAAAGTTAAAACAGTTAGTTTGGATATGAATAAAGATATGCAAAATAACTTTAATACAATTAGTCAAGTAGACGGGGCAACTTTTGATCTAAATGCTTTTGGGCCTAATTATAAGCCAAAGAAAAAATTTGATGTTATTCATGAAGGTATGGTCTTTCAGTTTATTTCCAATACAAGAAATGCCCAAATTAAAGAAGTTAAACGATTATTAAAAAAAGATGGTGTTTTTGTTACGGAAGAAAAATTTATAACTAATGATTTTAATATTAATGAAGCTAATAAAGATAACTACAAAAGTTTTTATTTTGGCAAAGATGATTTAGTAGAAAAAAGAAAACAGATTATTTTATCTGGTGGTTTAGATGAAGTAGAAGGAATGATGGGCAATATGCTTACTGTTGCTGAAATGAACAAAGTATTAAAAGGAAACTTTAAGTTTGTTGTTCAGTTTTGGGATAGTGGAAACTTTAAAGGATTTGCTGCTTCTGATAATAAAAAGAAATTAAACGCATTAATTGATAATATGGAAGATACTCATAGTGAATATTCAACCGTAAGAACCCCAAAATAATTATAAAAAAGACTACACAAAATACAAAAATTTAACTATAACAATATAAAATGCCCGCCAAGTGTGCGGGCTTTTTTTATGGAAAAAACAATATGGCATATTCCAATCCCGACCAAGCAGCTAGTTTACTACAAAGTGATCAAGCTTCTGGTGTACAGGACATTATAAATACAGCAAATAAACCAAATAATTTACCGGAAGAAGTAGAAGTAGCGTCTGCTAGTACAGTTCTAAAAAGCATATTAAAAGGTGGTAAAGAAAGTGATCTTGCTGTTAAGGTAGCTGAAAAAGAAGCATTAAAAGAAGGTGCTGAAGAAACAACAGAACAAACCACAAAAACAGAAACTATTTTTGATGAAGTAGATCAAGCTGCAAAAAACATAAATGAAAATCTTGATCAACAAAAAAACATAGAAATAGGTGGCGCAACTAAAGTAGAAGATACTGTAAATTTATCACAACCAACACAATCTAATGTTGATGATGTATTAACTAAATATAATCAATCTGATATTTTAGATAATGGATTATCTGATTTTAATGCTGGTAAACTTAATACTGAAGAAGATGTTTTAAAATTAATTGAAGCACAAAGCCAAGTTTATAAAACAACGATGGATGCGGCTAAACGTGCAGAAATGTCTAACGAAGCTACAAGACAATTAGCTGATATACTTGGTATGTCAGAAAAAAAATTAGCTAATAAAATTCTTGGTAGAAAAGAAGGTGAATTATTTAATTCTGAAACAATGTTGGCTTCTAGAGATTTACTTGTTTCATCTATAAGTAAATTAGATGAACTAGCAAAAATAGCTGTTAATGGCACAGATGCTGATAAATTAGCTTTTGCCCAGCATATGGCTTTTACAAAACAATTACAGGCCCAAGTCAAAGGCGCACAAACTGAAATTGCTAGAGCTTTACAAAGTTTTAATATTAAAGCTAAAGCTGGTGGTAATGTTGATATAGAAGGTTTTTTAACTTCTGATGTTTTAAAAACAATGGGCGGCGCTGATGAAATATCAGGAATGGCTGATGCGTATTTAAAACTACCCCGTGCAGATCAAAAAGCAAAATTTGCTTCTTTATCTTCTGGATGGACAAGAGGTTTTGATGCTTTGTATGAAGCGTGGATTAATATTCTTTTATCTAGTCCAGTATCACATGTACGAAATATTGTTGGTAATGCTGTTACTACCTATTCACAAGGTTTTGAAAGAGGGTGGGGTTATTACGCTGGTAAACCATTAAACAAATTTTTAAATAAAAATAAAAATGCAGATCAAGGTTTAGCTAAAGGCGAAAACGAAGCAATGGCTTTTGCTATTCGCATGAATTGGTTAAGTAATGTTAAGCTATCTGCACAAGCTTTTAAAACTGGTGATGAATTAGTATCAGGTTCTAAATTAGAACAAAATTATAGACCAAAAGCTTTTTCAGGTGAAGGTATTGAAAATGCATGGCTGGCTAAATCGGCAAATGTATTTGGTAATATTTTTACTTTAGGCCGTGTACCTACAAAAATGCTGCAAACACAAGATGCTTTTTTTAAAGCACAAGCATATCAAATGGAAGTGTATGCACAGGCATGGCGTAGTGCTACAGAAATGTTAGATAATGGTAAACTTTTACCGGATGAAGCAGCTGATTATATGGCTGATTTTATTGTTAATCCACCAGCAAATGTAGTGAAAGATGCTGATGCATTAGCAAAATATATTACGTTTCAAAGTGAATTAGGTAGTACAGGTAAAGCAGTACAAACAATAGCAAACAAACCAGTTGTTCGGTATTTTTTACCGTTTACTAAAACACCAATTAATATTGCTAAGTATGCAATTGAAAGAACGCCTGTTGGTTTTATGTTAGGCAAGGTGCAAGATGATATTGCAGCTGGCGGTGTAAGAGCAGAAATGGCGTACGGCCGTATGGCAATGGGTACTACGTTTCTTGGTGCAATGATGACGTTATCACAAATGGGTTATATTACTGGCAATGGTTCACCACACAGAGGAATACAATTACAATTAAAAGAAACAGGGTATCAAAAAAATAGTTTTAAGCTTGGTGATACGTATTACAGTTATTCTGGTTTTGATCCCTTTGCAATGTTGATTAGTATGTCGGCTGATGTAAGTGATTTAGTGTCAGGTAATTATATTAAACAACAAGACTATGAAGAAATAGTAACAGGATTTGCGTATGCGTTAGGTGCGAACTTAACAAATAAAACATACATGGAAGGTTTATCAAACTTTATAGAATTATTATCAGATCCAACAAGACATGATGAAGCTAATGTTAATAAATTTTTAAAAAGTTTTGTTCCACGAATTGTGGCTCAAATTAATAGAGGAGGAATACCTTTTATTTATGAAGGTGATCCAACAAAAAGACAAACAGACATGGGTGGCTCTGGTGATGTTTTAGTTTATTTACAAAATAAAATAGCATCTATTAAATCACAAGTACCGTTAATGTCTGAAACATTAGAACCATCAATAAGTTTTTGGGGTGAAGAAATAGTTTATGATGATGCGCTTGGGCCTAACATTGTTAGTCCAATTATGCGTACTAAAGTAAAAGACAATCCTGTTGCTGAAGAAATGGTTAAATTAAAAATGAACATGGGTGATCATTCAGATAATTTTGCTGGTGGTATTCCATTTTCTAAAAAACCAAAAGTTATTAACGGAGAAAAAATTGATAGCGAATATACCATGTACAGAAAGTATGTTGGTAAATTAGCATACCAAAATGTTTTAAATTTAATACAAGATTCTGGATACAACGAATTATCTAGAGGACAAAAAATAAATAGAATTGAACAACAAATATATTTTGCAAGAGAAGTTGCAAAAAATTGGATGATGACATCAAGCCCGTATGCGGGAACATTACAAGATTTATTTATGGAAAGTCAATTACTGAAAGCTAAAGAACAATGACAATATCAACTACTACGGTTAAAAATAGTTATAGTGGAAATGCTTCTACTACAGCGTTTGCGTATACGTTTAAAATTTCTGATGATGACGATATCGTTGTTATTATTAGAAGTGCGGCGGGTACAGAAACCGTTAAAACAAAAACAACACACTATACGGTGGCCGGTGTTGGTAATTCTTCAGGCGGCACAGTTACGTTTACGTCAGGCAATACACCAGCTTCTGGTGAAACTGTTTTACTTAGACGTGAAAGTTCTAATACACAAGCAACAGATCTTGTAGAAAATTCACCGCTATCTGCTGAAACATTAGAAACAGCATTAGATGCTGCGGTAATGAATATTCAAGAGTTACAAGAAGAAGTAGACCGGTCTATAAAAATTTCTAGATCCAATACAATGACTTCGACAGATTTCACTAATAGTGCAACTGATCGTGCTTCTAAAATTTTAGCTTTTGATAGTTCTGGTGAAATATCAGTTACGCAAGAATTAGGAACATTTAAAGGTAACTGGGCCGCATCAACGGCGTATGTTATTCGGGATATAGTAAAAGACACAAACACAAATAATATTTTTATATGTGTTACGGCCCACAGTTCTTCAGGATCAGTACCATTAACTACTAATACAGATAGTGCTAAATGGTCTTTACTTGTTGACGCTGCATCTTCCACCACAAGTCAAACAGCAGCCGCTGCTTCCGCAACTGCTTCGGCTAATTCAGCCACAGCTAGTGCTGCAAGTGCCTCAACTGCATCTGGTCATAAAGATACTGCAACGACAAAAGCTAGTGAAGCTGCATCATCCGCTACAGCAGCTGCTTCTTCTGCTACGTCTGCTGCTGCAAGTTATGATAATTTTGATGATAGATATTTAGGAGCATTCTCTAGCGATAGAACACAGGATAATGATGGCGATAGTTTAATTACTGGTGCTTTATATTTTAATACATCAAACAATGTAATGATGGTTTACACAGGCTCTGCTTGGGTAAGAACAACACCATCATCTTCGGATCAAACAAATATTAATACTTTATCTGCAAGTGCTGTAGTAACTGACATGGGTTTACTTGCAACAAGTGATGTAATTGCTGATATGGCTTTACTTGCTGATAGTGATGTTATTGCTGATATGAATACTTTAGCAACATCAGATATAGTAAGTGATCTTAATCAACTTGCGACATCAGATATTGTAACTGATATGAATTTATTAGCGACAAGTTCCAATGTAACAAACATGGCTACCCTTGGAGCTAGTGGGGTAGTATCAAATATTGCAACTGTAAGCGGATCAATTTCAAATGTTAATACTGTTTCATCAAATATAAGTGGAGTAAATAGTTTTGCTGATAGATATAGAATAGCATCATCTGCTCCTAGTTCTTCTTTAGACGAAGGAGATTTATATTACGATACATCTGCTAACACTTTAAATTTTTACAATGGATCTGCTTGGTCTGCTATTGTTGCTGATACCGATGTTAAAGTTCTTGTAAGTTCAAATGACTCAACTGCTGGTTTTTTGAATGGTAAATTAGTTGCTGGTACAGCGATTACTTTTGCCGAA